ACCGTGAGACTACACGCATAGAGTGTTCCGGCCCCGACGGGGAGCCGATAAAGACCGAACAGGCCATCAGAGTTACTTTTGTGCGGCCGCATAAGCGTGCCGGGAGGCCGAAAAAGTGCACAGAGACAGAGTAGTCCAGCGGGTGGAGGCTTTCTTCCCTGAGGCCTTCGAGGAGCTCTTCCAGCCGCACCGGTACAAAGTTTTCTATGGCGGCCGTGGTGGAGGCAAGAGCCGCGCCTTCGCGTCCGCTCTGCTGATAGAAGGGCGCCGCCGTCCTATCCGGTGCCTCTGCGCCCGTGAGGTGCAGAACTCAATCAGAGACAGCGTGAAGCGCCTGCTCGATGATGAGATACAGCGCCTCGGGATGGACGACTTCTATACGTCTACCGATTCTGAGATACGCGGCCGTAATGGTTCGCTCTTTATATTCTCGGGCCTTCGGACGTCTCCGGAAAAGATCAAGTCGTATGAAGGCCTCACGCACTGCTGGATAGAGGAAGCGGAGACGGTATCGGAGAAATCGCTTGACCTCCTCATCCCTACCATGCGCACGCATGGATCAGAGATATGGATCTCCTTCAACCCGAACAGGGTGCACGCGCCGGTCTGGCAGCGCTTCATCGTCCACACCCCGCCGCCCGGCTCCTACGTGCGCAAGGTAACGTGGCGGGACAACCCCTGGTTCCCGGACGTGCTTCGTCAGGAGATGGAGCACTGCAAGAAGACGGACCCCGACAAGTACGACTGCGTATGGGAAGGTAATCCCCTGTTGGTTGCCCAGGGCTCCTACTACGGCAGGATCCTTCAGGAGGCGGATAGCGCCGGCCGTATCGGCTCGGTGCCGGTAGACCCGACCCTGCTTGTGCATACGGCATGGGACTTGGGCATGGCAGACAGCACCGCGATTTGGTTCTTCCAATGGGTCTCGGACGGCACTACCCGCGGACAGTACCGCTTCGTCGATTACTACGAGGCCGCCGGAGAGGGGCTGGCGCACTACGCGGAGGTTCTGGCCAAGAAGGGCTACCGCTACGGACAGCACATAGCGCCCCACGATATAGCCGTGCGGGAGCTGGGTACGGGCGTGACCCGCCTTGAGACCGCCCGCCGGCTGGGTATCGGCTTTACCGCCGCACCTCAGCTGCCAGTCATGGACGGCATAGAGAGCGTCCGGCAGGTGCTGGCGTGCTCCTACATAGACAAGGATAAGTGTGCACAGGGGCTTTCCGCTCTGTGGGGCTATCAGAGAGAGTACGACGAGGAGCATCAGTGCTTCCGCACTCAGCCCCTCCACGACTGGACCTCACACGGGGCGGACGCCATGAGATACGCCGCTGTAGGCTTCATCCGTACAGACACGGGGGCGATGGAGCCCCTGAGGCAGGGGGCAAGGCTATCCATATGTTAAACAGAGACACAGAAGAAAAAGTCCGCAAAATTATCATCCGGGAGAGTACTTCTGCGCTCGGCACGCCGGGCGGGCAGCTCTCCAGTGAACGCGCGAAGCTCAAAAAGCGCTATCTCGGCTACGGCTACAGTGTGGACGATGACCGGGAAAAGCGCTGCCTATCTACCTACGTAGACCGTACCGTGATGGAAACGGTTGAGTGGGCGATGCCCGGACTTATGCGCGTCTTCGCCGGTGGGGATGAGATTATCCGCTTTGAGCCCCGCACGCCTGCGCAGGAACAGGCCGCCGCTGACGCGACGCTGTACGTTAACCAAGTCGTATTTGGCCGTTCTATGTTCCGGCTGATACATGACACGCTGAAGGACGGGCTGTATCAGCGCGTAGGGTGGTGCCTCGCACACGCGCCGCGGGAAGAGCATCAGACTATGGAGCGCTTCACTGGCCTTACCCCGCAGGAAGCGCAGGCCATGATAGCCGACACGGAAGCCCGCGGTGGCATGGCAGAAGTGGAGCAGTACCCCGAACCGTCTATGCCTGGCGGTATGGCCTGCACCGTGACCGTGCGGACCAAGACCGTTACGCATGACGTGCGCCTTGACCCTGTACCCTCGGAGAATGTCATCGTGTCCTCGGACGCTGAGGACGTGGAGCATGCGCGCTTCATAGCTCACTGGGAGGTCAGGACGGCCACGCAACTCATGCAGGAAGGGTACAGCCGTGAGACGCTGGAAGATCTTCCCGTCTACGGGGCAGATGAAGACCCCGAAGAGAAGAGCATCGGGGAAAGCGTCAACTCCGCCACTGACGGCACGTATGAGGCTGAAAGTTTCGAGAATAGACGCTTCAAGGTGTATGAGGCATGGCTGGACGTCGACCTGAACGGCGACGGTATGGCGGAAAAGGCGAAAGTCGTTTACGTGGGCGATGGCTCGGATACGAAAGTCCTTTCCGTCGAAGAGTGGCCCCTTTACCGTGCCCCGCTTTTCGCGGCCTGCTCCGTGCCTATGCCGCATCAGGTGGTGGGGCTCTGCCTTGCTGACCTCGTAGCCGATGTGCAGGACCTGCGTACAGATCTGACGCGCTCGTATCTGGACGCTTTGAGTTTTGCCAACTCGGGTGAACTCGTCGTGGACTATGGGCCTAACCAAACGGGCTGGGTGGATATTGATTCGCTTCTGGCACGCAAGCCCGGCGCCCTGCACCGTGTGCGTGGAGGCGCCTCTATCACCCCGCTTCCGGTGAACAGCTCGGCGAATGATGCCGTGCAGGGCCTCCAGCTCACGGATCAGCTTGTAGAGCGCCGTTCCGGCGTGACGTCCCGCACACAAAGCCTTGACGCTGATACCCTCCAGCAGACCGCCACGGGGGCGTCTATCATGGAAGAGGCTATCAATCAGCGCCTTGAGATGATCGCCCGCGTCTATGCGGAAATGTTTTTCAAGCCGCTGGGCCGGTACGTGCTGAACCTCCTGCACCGCTACCACAACAAGACTGTACAGGTGCGACTTAAGGGCCGGTTTATGGACTTTGACCCCAGAAAATGGGATCCGGACATGGATATATCCGTAGCCGTGGGGCTGGGCACCGGAAGCCGGCAGAAAATGCTTGCCGCCTATCAGCAGATACTCCAGATTCAGCAGTCCTTCATTGCGCAGCTGAGTACGGCGTCACCCGTGCGGCTGAGCAACGTTATCTATACCTGCCATAAGATGGTGGAGGCGGCCGGTCTGGAAGCGCCGGAACGCTTCTTCGGGACGGAAGAGGACGCCAAACGGGCTGAACAGCAGCTCCTTCTCCAGAAGCAGGCCGGGCAAAACATGGATCCGCTCACCGCCGCAAAAGTCCAGGTGGAAAAGGTCAAAGCGCAAACCGCGCTCCAGAAAGCCCAGCTCGACATGCAGATTAAGCAGGCACAGGCACAGAACGACGCCTCGGGCAAGGCCGCAAAAGTACAGTCTGACACGTCTGTACAGGCAGCCAAGGTTCAGGCTAACGCGGCGCTTAAAGCCCAGGAAATGCAGCTGGAGAAGCGACTTGATTACGCACGTATTTTACAAGGGCAAAGAGGCCCCGGCCTTACCGACATTAAGGAGCAGTCCGTATGACCGTCACTCAGAAAGACAGAGAAGACGCCGAAATGGCGTACCGCATCCTTACAAGCTCCGTTTTTATCGGGGCCGTAAAGAAGGTGGAGCATGGCATATGCTCCCGCTGGAAGGGTGAGCTGTCCCCACAGGAGCGTGAAACTCTGTGGCGTGACCTTCAGGCCCTCCACAGAGTACAGGCCTGCCTTCTTCAAACGCTTGAGGATGTGGCTTTTTCCACCAAAGACAACGTATTCCTGCAAATGTTGAATAAAATCAAAAAATTATGTAGAGGTTAGTTATGGCGAATGACGATCAGACCGCGAATACGGCCATCGACAACACCACTTCCCCCGCTCCCGCTGAACCGTCCACGCTGGATAGCGTGGAAGACATTGTTTCCGCGCTGGACGGGGACGATAATGCCGCCGGCGATAATGCCGGCGATGAGACCGAAACCAAGCCGGGCGAACAGCCCGATGACGCCGGACAGAACGGGGAAGGAGAAGGGCAGGGACAGCCGGCCGCCCCGACTGAACCGGCCGAAG